CAAGTATCAGAAGTCTTGGATTTCACATTATCCCACTTCTCAGATAGATTAGATTTAATGTTGTTTAGGCTTTCCGAAGTATTGGATTTAATATTAGACCACCTATCTGAGATGGTAGTTTTTATTTTATCCCAAGCTTCAAATGTGTTAGTTTTTATAGTGTCCCAAGTTTCTGATGTATTTGTTTTGAGATTTTCCCACCCTTCAGAAACCCCTGTTTTAATATTTGAGAGGGTTTCGCTAGTGTTAGTTTTTATATCATCCCATTTTTCGCTGATACTAGTTTTAACATTCTCCCAAGCTTCAGATGTGCTTTCTTTTATATTGTTCCATTTTTCAGAGATAGAGTCTTTTAATTGTCCTGCTTTTTTCTTGATGGTATCCCAGTTTTTATAAAGGGTTACCCCAATAGCAATAATAGCTCCTATAGCTGCTATAGCAATTCCAATAGGTCCAGTTAAGAGAGCCATAGCACCACCTGCACCTGCAACGGCAGTGGATATGGTAGAAAAGGCTGTTATTGCAGAGCCTACTACAGTAATAATCTTTCCAAAGATAAGAAGGGCAGGGCCTATGGCAGCCACAAGTAGTCCTATCTTTACTATAGTTTCCTGCTGAGCAGGGGAGAGGGAGTTAAGTTTATCAATAAAGCCCTGGATAGCCTCTATAATATTACCAATAGAAGGTTTTAACACATCATAGATTTTAAGACCTAATTCTTCTATGGCAGATTTAAGTTCAGTCAAGGAACCCTTATTATTATCCTGCATAGTCTTTGCCACATCTTCTAGGGCTCCATCAGATTCTTTAATACTTTGAGTCAAATCATCATAGCTGTCATCTAGCCCATTAAGTAGGGCATTAAGGTCCTTAACATGTTCCTTACCACCTATCATGGCAAGATAGGTATTTCTCTGTTCCTCGGTCATTCCAGATAATTTATCCTTTAAATCAAAAAGGACATTTTCAAGTCCCTTAAAGTTTCCCTCACTATCAAAAGCTGAAAAAGAGAGTTCTTCAAATGCCTGTTTTGCTCTACCAGTGGGAGCTGTTAAATTTACCATTACAGCATTAAGGGCTGTACCTGCTTCAGATCCCTTAATACCAGAGTTAGCTAGCATTCCAAGGGCTAAAGCTGATTCTTCCAAAGGAATACCTAAACCTCTAAGAGTTCCGCCGACCTTTAGGTAGGCCTCAGCCATTTGGTCAATATCTGTATTACTTGACCTTGCAGTTTGGGCCACTATATCTAAATAGCCAGGTAAGTCCTTAGTAGTAAGTCCCATGGCAGACATGGAGTCTGTAACAAGACTTGATGCCCTGGCTAAATCAATATTACCTGCTTCAGAAAGACGAAGGACTGGCATTAGAGCCTCCATAGAAGTAGTACTATCCCAACCAGCCAAGGCCATAAAACCTAGGGCATCTGCAGCATCTTTTGCAGACTTTGATGTGGAAGCACCAGCATCCCTTGCAGCTTTTTCAAGAAGAACCATTTCTTCGTTTGTAGCCCCAGACATGGCTTTAACTTTGCTCATAGATTCTTCAAAGTCCATACCAATTTTAATAGCAGCAGCTCCAATACCTGCTATAGGTGCTGTAAGCTTAACACTTAAATCCTTACCAACAGACTGCATTCCTTTTCCAATATCCTGCATTTTGCTTCCTATAGGTTCTAAGGCCTGACCTAATTTATACCAGGAGGAGGACTGGGTTTCTATTTCTTTGTTAACCTTCTTTAAATCACTTTCCATTTCACTTAGTTTAGCCTTGGCATTATTAAGTTTAATTTCTAAGTCTTGAGTTGCCTTAGCATCTTGACCCTTAGATTCAACAGATTTTTTATGGGCAGCTTCCAGGGCCTCAACTCTTTGTTTTTGTATATCAGTTTGTTTAGTTAAGGAGTCTGACTTGAGCTTAAGCCCATCTAGACCTTTACCATGATCTCCAAGAGCAGCAGTAGAGGCCTTAAACTGGGAATCTAAAACTCTCATTTCTCTATTTAAACTGGCTATACCATTTTGAAAGCCACTACTATCAAGACCAATTTTTACATTTAAACTCCCCAGATCCTTTGCCATCATCTCACCTCCCAGGCATAAAAAATACACCTATAATTTAGGTGTTATAGAATATCATCTATATAATTTCTTTCCTTATCTGCTTTTTTTCCTAATAGTTTTAAATAGTAGATTATATCCATAGTATCTATATCATTAAGGGTCCAGTTACTTTCAAGTAAATTTAGGTAAATACTGTCTATAAATTCTTCTGGATCAACAGTATTACCTTCTAGTCGTTTTTTTCATCAGCACCAGTAGCTAGAGCAACCTCACCTACAATTTCATTTATACATCTTGTAATGGTAGGTATTAATTCTTTGGAAGCTATCCCATCATAAACATCATCCCTGGTAAATTTATTCTTAAAGATTTCTACTATAAAATCAACCATAGTATCTAATTCTTCAGGGGCCATATCATTGAAGTTTACCTTCTTAGATATTTCAAGAGTTCTTCTTAGCATACGAGCCGAGATAAAGTCTGAGACAAAAGCTTTTTCTTTGCCATCAAATAGAAGTTTAATCTCCAAAGTCATCATCCTCCTCTTCTATATAACCCGTGTCACCTGGGACACTATTAAACCAAGATTCTGCTCCTGTAAATTCAGAACTATCTTCATCTGCTGTTCTTTTCCAGTCTCCATCATAGTTTCTAGGCATAAAGGTAAACCTAATAATTGGGGTCTTATGCTCCACATTATCCTTTTTAGTTGTAAAGTCTTCACCCATAGGCTGGGCCACTCCTTTAAGAAGCCAAACATACCTATATTTACCACCTTTCCTTAAAGACTTAAAGCCTAGGGCCAGATAGGGGGGAACATCGTCTTTATTCTCTATTAGGACTCCATCCTCATACTTATTTCCTAAAACCTTAGCCCTAGTTTTAAGAGGTAGATCTGCAGTTTCAATTTCAACTTCAATTTTTCCCAAGGCAGATATAGATTCCCATAATTGATCATCTGCATAAAGTTCCTGGGTATTTACATTAGGATTTATTCTAGCATTTATTGCACCTGCAATTTCCTCAACCTCACTATAGGAAAGGTCAGCTTTAGTATCTGATTCCAGCAGGGCAAAGTGTATATCTTTTAATCCATATTGACTCATTTTTCAACCTCCTTTAAAAATCTCATTACTTTATGATAAATCTTAGTATCTTTTTCATATAAGTCAAAGTAGTTTTGCCTTATAAAGTTAGCTGCCAGCATACTTTGGTGTATTTCTTTTGCTAAACCCGTATAGTCTGATTTAGACCATATATCTATCTGAACAAAATATCCTCTTACATTTTCTTCATCATCAGAATGGAGGGAGGCCCTATCTAAATAAGTGAAGAAGGTAACATAGGGAAAGCTTGCTGATTTTGATGTTTGAAAGGATACAGGTGCCTTTATATCTTTTAAGGCTGCTAAAATTTCCTTATTAATAGTCATAGGCCTAATCCTTTCTTCATTTCATCTGCAATTGTCCTTTCAGCATAATCTTTAGACTTTTCATAGCCTCTGGACATAAAAGGATCTGCTGGCATTTTAGAAGTTCCAAACTCTAAAAAGGCGGCATAGTAGCCATCCTTTCCTGGACCTACTTCAACTCTTTTTATTCCATCTTTTGTTTTAACATTTGACCTTGTGATACTTGCCTTTAATGTACCAGTTCTTACTGGTACTTCTCTTAAAATGGCTTCTTTTACTACATCACCAGCCTCCCTTAAGGCCTTGTTTTCAATTCTAGAACCCTTTTGTCCTAATTTTTCTATCTCAGATAATAAACTCTCCATTCCTTCCATTTTCATATTAGCCACTTAAATCAACCTCCATAGCCTTTATTTCCATAAACCTATTTCTGTATTTGATATTATCTATGGATGTAATATTATAAAATTTATCTCTAAACTTAATCCTCATGGCTGTATCAATCCCATGGAGATACCTAATGGTAAACTTAAGAGTATTCTCCATTTGAATAGCTGCAGCATCAAAATATTCTCTACCATAAAGATTAGAAACTCCTGCCCATACAGTTTTAAAATCTAACCATTCTTCAACCTCAAAGCCATTTTCATTAATAGTTAAGTTAAAGTCCTGGAAAGTTATTCTCTGATTTAAAGAGCCTATCTCCATAAAATCACCAGCTTTCCTTACGAAGGTTAGAGAGGATTAACTTCATAATCTCAATAGTTTCAGCCATCCCACCACCTTCATTTTTCAAGTAATAAAATGTTCCTTCTCTTTTCTCATACATATTGGCTATGCAATAAAGTATTGCTTGCCTTACTACAGATGGTATTTCTTGAAATTCAGAAATCGGATATCTTAATATATCCTCACAAATTTCTTCAGCTGTATAAATAAAACTAGTGATGAGTGTATCTTCCTCATCACTATCTACTCTTAGATATAGCTTTGCTTCTTTAAGTGAAACTACCATACACCCACCACCTCAAGCTTATTCCATTTCCATAAGTCCTGCATACTTTAGTTTTTGAAGCAAAGAATTAAAGTCAGCCTTTAAATCTGCAATAGTAGAAGCAGTACTTTCCTCTTGAATTTCTGCTCTAATTAAAGGTTTGCCATTTAAAAGAAGTACCCCTTCATCAGTTAATTCAAGTATGCCATTAACAACCCATTTTTCTCCGCCTTGTTTTTTGTAGTTCTTTACATTACCCATCCTTATCACCTAAGCCTTCATCTGTAATACTTTTATCGCTTCAGGAAGAATCAACTTTCCATCTACTCTTTGACTAGCTTTAAATCCAATTTGACCTGTTACAGCATAAAGCTCATTAAGTCTTTGGAAGGATCTACCTTGTCTGTCTGCTATCCAGTAGTAGGAAAAGTCTCCAAAGGCTATAGGTTTTGCCCCTGCTGCTAATCCAGGAACATAGGAGGAGGTCTTAACTGGTCTATTAAGAATAGTATCTGGTTCTCCAGCAGTGATAGATGGTTGCCAGATATATTGACCATTTCCATCCTTAAGTTTTCTAATTTCTTTTACGGTAGAATCATTCATTATAAAAGTAGCTTTTTTTCTATAAGGAGATTTAAGAGAATAGAAGAGGTCTATTATCTCATCAATTTTAATAGTTGACTGGGTAGAAGCAGTTGTTCCTACACCAGCACCACCTGTAGCATTAAAGATTCCAGTAGGTCTACCAGTACCAGTTCCAATTAAGAATGCTTCCTCTTCAGCTGAACCAATTCTTCTAGCAAATTCCTTAGCGATGTAAGACTCTAAATTAAAGGCACTGTCATTAAGAAGTTCCTCAGAAATCTTTATTATTGTTGCAAGTTTGTAGGCACCGATTGAAATTTGTCCAAAGCTATCATCAGACTCTGAAATTGGTGCTTCTTCATCTACCCATGAGGCAGTGCCTTTTGAAGCTACTACTGGAATTTTCCTATCACCTGAAGATGTGTTGATTATTGTAGCTAATTTTCTAAAGATGTTTTCTTCAAGAAGTCCTTCAACTAAAGTTCTTTCAAATTCATCTGGAACTAAATATCCGCCTTCACTATCAGTACCAATTTTAAGAGAGTTTCTTATTTCTTGAGTAGAGTTATTTCTCATCTGATTCCAGAAAGCTTTTTTATATTTATCAGATCCTCGACCTTTCTTTTCTTCATCCATAGTGTTATTAGGAGTACTAAAGAGGGGGGAAGAGGTAGCCTTGGAAAGTTCTAAATCCATTACTGCCTGCCTTTCAAGTCTTTCTATTTCTTTTCCCAAATCCACTACATCTTGTTCCATTCTTTCATAGGTAGCTGTATCTTCAGCTGAAAGAAGGCCATTTTCATTTCTTCTTGAATCTAAAAAAGCCTTGGTAGACTCCCAAAGCTTAGCTCTTTTTTCTCTTAATTCAATTATTTTATTCATCGTATTACCTCCATTTATTTTATTAAATTTAATCTCTTACTTAATTCGTCATAAGAAGTACCAGTAACTATTGGTGTTTTTTCTTTCTTTGGAAACTTACTAATTAGTGTGTTTATTACAGTGACCTTGTCGAATATAAAGTTATTATTTATTTGTGTGTTTTCACTATGGTCATCATAAAGAATTGTATCTGCAAATCCTAGCTCAACAGCCTTATTTGAGCTCATCCATGTTTCATTATCCATCATTTCAGATATTTTATTTCTTGGAAGATTTGTTTTTACTTCATATGCATTAATAATACTTTCTTTAACTTCAGATAGCATTTCTTTAGCTTTTACCATATCGGTTTCCTCACCCCAAATAAGAGTGGAAGGGTTATGGATCATAAGCATAGCTACAGGAGACATTGATATTTCATCTCCA